CACACGGTCAGTTGGACATAATGCGGTTACTTGTTCCATGGAAATAGGGAGAGAATTGCACTCCTCTGTTAATGTAAGTACTTCTTCACGGTCTTTAATAAACTGTCCTGCATCGTTCCCCAAAGCAGTGTTGACCATTTCAACCGGACAAGTCAGAACGTCAATATCTGAATGTAAATCTTCAATAGTTTTCTTACCATCTTTAAAGGTCTTTTTGTCCTTGACTGTAGCAAGTTCTGTATTCCGTACAAGTGTTTTTACATAACCGCCAAAATCGAAAGTAGAATCCTTAAGTCCATGAGCGTTACAATAGAATTTTTCAGTGTTTAACATATATGTTCCTTCCATCCTTGTTTTAACGTGGGGACATCCACAAAAAAATATTGTTTTGTTATTGTATCCGTGTTTATTCACGGGAAAGGTCACAACCGGAATGACCCGATTCTATCCAGTAAAAGGGTAGACTGTGCCTGGCACAATGTGACCTATTTATGTAACATTTTCACCTAGGTCTTTAGGTTACTTTGATTGATATTTAATTCGTATTCAAGGAACAAAGAACTTTTATTTTTTCGGATTTATTCATTCTTTACAATCGTATTTTTACCGGATGTATTATATAAATCATTATGTATTTATCCGGTGAACCGTTCCCGTTACAATACCCTTTTTAAAGGGTATACGGTTCTAAAGCGTGAATGAAAACGCTTGCTATATTGAAAAGGTTTATAGATTGAATGAAACATTCAGATATGATACAATGAAAGATGGTTGAGATTGTTCTTTTTTGTATCATTGCGGTGAAGCACCGGTAAAACCTTTTTCAATACGTTTATAGTTGCTTGCCGTTCTGTAGTAATGCCATGCCCGAAAACATAACCATC